CGTCTAAATGAAACTCGCAGCGTTTACCATGCCCTTTACCAACGTAGAAAGGCAACCCATTTCTGGGGTCTGTTAGTGTGTAAACGTAGGCGGTGTTCATTACGCCTTAAATTGTGTGTTGCTTGCCAAGACTGTAAAAGTCGCACTACCTGTCTTGATAATCAAATAACGATAACTATCAATACCACTAGCATTACCCGCAGTAGGCGCACCGCCTAGCCAGCGTGTAGTGACTCCAGAGGTTGTACCGTCAACCTGCACCACATTGTTGTAGTAGGCAGTAGCACCTTGCGTGACCAAGAAAGCCACAGTCACAGACTGGCCCGTAGTCATGGCAGTGTTCAACGATGTGCCTGATGACGCTCTGAAGTTGACAGTCCAGTTGGCACTTGCATTGCTGGTGTAGTACTGGACAGACTGGGTGGTGACATCGTAGTTGATCGTGCCTGTAGCCGCTGTTGCTGATACTGTTGCCACCTCTGCCGTGTCGTTCAGGACCATCGCAAGCACGGATGATGTGCCGCTGAAGGTCTTTGTGCCAGTGAAGGTCTGGGCTGTAGACAGACTTGCCACATCAGACAGGGTGTTGCTACCAAAAGCAATGGTCTTGTTGGTAAGCGTAGATGTTCCCGTCAATGTGACGAGGTTTGTCGGTGTAATGATGTCAGATAGGGTTGTCATGGCTTACTCCAGTGCTTGGATTTGGGCTGACAGAGCATTTAATTGCGCAAGCAGTTGTTCTTTTGTTGGGGCGGGTGGTGTTGGTTGGACATACGCCGCAGCACGGGCGTTAACCTCAGCCACTTCTTCAGCCGTTAAATCAACCTGAGTGACTTCGCCCGTACTGACGTTACATACTATTTTGTGCATGATGTTTCCTTAAATATAAGCAATGTTTAATACACCACCATCAAACGTATCGCCTACGTTTAGCCGCACCCTGTCCAATACAGCGGCTAATGTCACAGTCCCTGAAGTAATAAAAGAGCTTGACGTACTCGATAATATGCCCATTGCCGACCATTTATAAGTTGCTGCGTCTAAAAGGGTTAGCGTCACACTTCCAGAAATTGTTTCTGCTGCAAGAATTGATGTGATAACAAAAGCACTAGAAAGACTGTCAACCACAATGGCAGGTGTACCAGCGCCAATAACGCTAAATGCTCCACTGCTATAGCCTGTTGATGCAAACCCGGCAGAAGTTCCGAGTTGTATCCGTTTTGTTTGAGTACCGTTAGTACTCACCAAAGAAAATGTCATCACAATTTGTTTAGTCCCTGCTGGGATGGCAAGGAACTCAACCGCAGTGCCAGAAGTCGTAGCAACAGCAGTTCCAAGCGTGTAACCAGCAGCAAGCGTTGTCCATGACGGCAAACCAGACCCAGCACTTGTCAAAACCTGCCCATTCGTACCTGCTGCACCAGCAAGGGTCAATGCAGTTGTTAGGTTTGCAGATGCAATGGTTGGCGCTGTCAGCGTCTTGTTGGTCAGCGTCTGTGTCCCGGTCAGCGTAACAGCAGTGCCGCCATTGCCGCCAATCTGTGCAAACACTTCCCAGCTTGCTGTACCAGAACTGTTGTAGACAAACTGAACAGACGCCCCGCTGATGTCGCAAACCAAGTCCTGCGCCACATCAGCTATGTTGTTTCCGTTGCGCCCTACGGTGAGGTTGTTTGTCCCCCAAGTACCCGCCGCATCAGCAACGATGACCTGATCTCCATTGGATGGAGACGCTGGCAGGTTAACCGTGAATGCCCCGGCAGTTGTGTTGGTCAGCACACCATCATTTGCGACTGCTGTGTAGTTGGCTGTTTTGGTGGTGGTGTATGAGATGCCGCCCACTCCGGGGCCTGCAATTTGTTTTACAGTACCTGCCGTATTTTTAAAGTACAGTTTTTCGTCTGTGGTATTGAGCGCCAACTCGCCAGCAACAAGATTGCCAGCAGACGGTGTTGCCGCCGCAGTTGTGCTGAAGTACAGCGATATGGGTGTGTAGTTTGTCTGAGCCATAAATTTTCCTTAGAAAGTCCCACCAGCAACACCGTAAATTGTGCCAGTTCCGCCGTTTGCGATTGGAAGGATACCTGTCACCCCAGTTGTCAGGGGCAGTCCTGTTGCGTTTGTCAGCGTGCCGCTGCTTGGCGTACCCAAAGCGCCGTTAAAAACCACGGGCGCACCAGCAGAACCGACAGTAATTGCAAGAGCCGTTGCTATGCCTGTGCCTAAACCTGATACGCCTGTACTGATTGGCAAACCTGTTGTGTTTGTTAAAGTACCACTTGATGGTGTTCCTAAAGCGCCACCATTGACTACAAACGCCCCTGCCGTGCCTGTATTGACCCCTAGGGCCGTCACAACGCCCGTGCCGGTAGTCACGGTGCTTGGGGCGACTCCAGCGCCCCCACCGATCATTAAGTCATTTGCCGTCAGCAGCGCTGAGGTTGCCCATGTGCTTGTGCCGCTAAAGTAGGGAATCCCGCCGCTTGTGCCGGCAACAGTCAAGGCCAAAGTGCCACTGGTGGTAATTGGTGAGCCGGCCACCGAAATGATGCCGCCTGTGAACGACTGGGCAACACTAGTAACCGTGCCAGAACCCGCCACCGCCCAACTGCCATCGCCTCGCCAAAAGGTTGACGCCGTTGCGCCGGTGCCGCTATTTAGGTTTGTAACCGGCAGGTTGCCTGTCACGCCCGTGGTCAAAGGTAGGCCAGTTGCATTGGTCAAAGTGCCACTGGAGGGAGTACCTAATGCACCACCATTTACAACAGGTGAGCCTGCAGAACCTACATTGATCGCCAGTGCAGTAGCAACGCCAGTACCTAAGCCTGTGATTGAGCCAACCGCAGGGGTTATCGTCGTGTTTGTTGCACTTGTAATTTGACCCTGCGCGTTAACTGCAATTGCAGGGGCAGTCGTGGCAGAGCCATAGGTGGCCGCAGTTACCCCGGTCACATCAATGCTGATTGTGCCCGTGGAGGTGATTGGGCCGCCTGTGAGCCCTGTGCCGGTTGCAATTGAAGTAACGCCAGAGCCTGATGCAAATGCAGTCCAAGCACCGTTGTAGCCCTCAAACAAGCCTGTTGTTGAGTTAAACCGAAAGTTTCCTAACGTCGATGTTCCACGCTGGCCTGTTGTGCCGGCTGGAACCACAACACCCCCGGTGCCGGGGATTACGGGGTCGGTGGCCAAAGAAACCGTTGGGTTGCCGCTGACCCCAGTGCCGTTTGCCACGTCAATTTGACTTGCGGTGCCTGTTATCGTTGAGGAGGTGATGCCGCCAGCAGTTGAGAGTGTTACCAGCCCGTTAAAACTGGCGTTGGCAAAATTTGCTACCTGACCGCTCAAGGCGATGGTTGGGTCTCCAGCAACGCCGGAACCGTTGGTAACTGTCAACCCGGCCCCGGAAGCGGCCACAGAACGGCCTGTAAGGGCCGTAGCGGACGTCTTAACCTGTATGCCAGTGCTGGAGTTGACCAAGGACAATAAAGCGTCTGTGGTCGTTATATTGAAGAGTCCTTGCGCTCCACCGTCCGTTATTGCCAAGCCATTTGTTGCCCCTACATACCGACTGTTGGCCAACTGGGGCGTCTGGCTGACGGTCAGGTAGGTGTAAGGCTGCGACGGGGAGGCGGAGATGGCACTGGCGGTGGTCTGCACCGTCACGCCATTTTGGACGACTGGGACCGCTTCCGTGCCCGTAATGGCACCGGCCGCTGGCAATTGTAAAATAGTGACTTGTGCGGACATTATGTGCTCGTGTTGTCTGGCGGGTTTGGTGCAATAGTGTCCCTGTTCCCGGTAGATGTTGGAGTCTGGGTATTACCCTCAGTCGAGATCTGATACACGCTGGTCTCGCCGCCCGTGATCAGATAGTTGTCGCCGGCACCAATTGGGAGATCGGGGCGTGGAAACCGAATTGTTATTCTTTCGGTTTTGCGAGCCGGCAGGCGGTAGGGGTCAAGCTCATCTGCACAGCCTTCGTTACACACTCTGAGACCCGGAAAGTTGGGGTCGTTGCGCATCACAGCATGCGGGCGCTTCATCTTGCAGCGATCGCATATTGCAATTGCAATGTCAGAGTATCCGAGGGTGTCCAGAAAGATGGCCATCGGTCACCTTGTGTAGCACGAAATATTCGGGGAGAAGTAAATTGGCGACCGATCGCGCTCCTCTTCCTCGGCCATGGCAAGGTACTTTGCCGCCTGACCCTCTAGGTACTGAACACGGCCCATGTCCACACCGGGCAGCTCAAGGCTCATCCGGTGAGCCAGCATCATCACCACGGCCTCGTACCAACGCTGTGGCACCTCCAGCTCGCCGTACAGGTCGCCCACGTCCATAATCTGGCGGGAGTACCAAACAACCATCTGGTAGAAGGCGTTCTGGGGCGTTGGCCAAAGCACGATCTCACTCTGCGGAATGGTCCGATTAAACCAAAACTGGAACGGCTGGTTGGCTGTGAAGTTCTTGTTGGGCAAGTTGGTGTAGTCATCGCGGTTCAAGCGAGACATGGTAATTTCAGTGCTGTTGTTGCCCAAATACCACTCGCGCAGGCTCAGGGTGGTCCCGCTGTAGGCCCGGATGCGGTAGTACGGCACAGTTTGTCCGTTGACGATGTCGGTCCAGATCCACTCGTTGTCAACCACGGTGATAGACCCAAGGTCGGCCAAAGTCGCCCAAGTTACGTTGTCCTGCGAGTATTCAAGAATGAATGATTTTGTGCCGCTAGAGGCCGGCAGGAAGCCAATTGACCCGATAAAAATTGGGTTTGAGGGGCCGTAGTTGACAGCAATGTTGCCGTTGGCAGAGGTCTGGGTGCAGACCGTGTCCACGTCGCCGTCATAGACGTTTGCAACGGTTCCGCCGGCCGAACTGGTGTACGAGCCATCAGGGCGGTTCATGAAGCGGTACAGGGCGTTCAGAACGTCATTGCCGCCCAAAGGCAGCGAGTAGATTGCTTTGTCAGGCGTGAAGCCGTAGACCTTCTTGCTGATGGCCCAATACTGGATGCCAATGTTGATCAGGTTGGACAACAGGAAAAACAGCGACTCGCGGGAGCTTAAGACCTGCTCGGAAGTCAATTCTCCAGCCAGTTTGCCGCAGCGACGTGCGCCGTGATCAATCAGCGTTTGGACCGTTATGACGGTTGTACCTACAGATCCTGAGTACGCCATATCAGCACTTCCATCTGTTTAAGGCTGCCGCTTTGCGAGTTGGCTTGCCTTTTTCGTCTTTCATCGGCCCGGGCATACCCGACATGCGTGCGCAAAATGAATCTTTGCGTGCGCCACCTTGGGGCTGTGGTGCCTTCAGGTTGCTGCCGGTTGCCGCATTGTATTTGGCTCTACCCTTGGCGGTCAAGCCAGCGCCCTTGCTGATCGGCAGCTTCTCGCCACGGCCGACTGCAAGATTGACTTTTTTTTTGGTCATTTCACTTTGGCGGTCTTAGCCGACTGCTTAAAGTCACCAGCCGTTGGCGCACCCTTGCTGCCCACTCGGCGCATCTTTTCGCCAGAGCCTTCAGCGATTCTTTCACGCTTTGCGTTGATGTTGTCATAGAGTCCGCCCCCTTTAAACTTCTTCCCCTCATCAGCCTTGGCAAAATCTTTGCCGACCTTTTGAGAGATACCAACCTTTTTTGCAAACTTAGGGTTGTGCGCAACCGCATCCATTAGTTTGTGTTGAGCTGGTGATTTGCTTGGCATATTAAGGGCCGTCTTTAATCAAGATGATGTTGAAGTAAGAACTCACTGCGTTGTTTGCGGAGGCTCCAATTGCGCTTGCGCCCACACAGTTTTTTTCTGGAATTATGTAAGGCTGTACAAAATTAAACACAGCGGCGTTGTTGTTTACTGCGGCAACCGCACCAACACGCAAGATGTTGTCTGTGCCGTGTTGCTTTAGAAAGGTAGTCACAGAAGTCGAGCCAGAGGCTTGACCAGCAGAAATTGAACCCGTTGTCATATAACCTGTGAAGCCTGCTGGAACACAGTAATGACCAGTGGTGCGCTGGTTGTAACCGATTGCAATGATGTCATACAAAACTGCTGGGACACCCGATGTCACCGTGCCAGTGCCAGCATTGATGTTGCCTGCGTTTGCCCCGCCAGAGCCAACCGTAGCGACATAAAAACTGTTCACATACAGGTACGAGTTTGTTGTGTTGACTTCTGTTTGACCGTTCAATATCACGGTCTCGTTCACCACAGCAAAGTTGCCGTTTACGCCTTCAATAAAAACGGTTCGCGCACCAGTGCCAGCAGAGGTGTCGTTTGCGCTAGATGAGCTGATTTTCAAAACAGACGCAACGGTTGGGTGCGGAATAAGACCGCCATCAGGCCATATTGATTCTTCAGATGTATCCACATCTGGGTTGTATCCAAACACAATGACCGTGCTGTGGCCTTGAATTTGACCGCGAGAGACCTGCAACTCGAACGGTTCATATGCGCCTTGGCGCGAAATAGATGAAATTACGGTTGCCATATGGCTCTCCAAAATAAATTAGAAATGGGAGCCGAAGCCCCCACTTAGACTCAGCAATTCACCGCACCGCCCCGCTTTTTTGCGGGAGTGACGGTGACTGACTCTTTCGTCTTGGTCACGCTGTCAGCAGTCTTTTTGGGCATGAAGAAGTTTTTTGCTTTACTCGCAAGTTCTTTCACCATGCCCAACGGGTTCAGCGCATCCTCAACGTCACGGCTGTACTTTGGCGCTTTGTCATAAGCGCCTTTGGACATGTCTTCCAACTTTTCAGTGGAAGAGCCTCCACCATTCATTTTTACCGTGCCACCACGCTTAAATGTTCCAGCAAGCTCGTTAATCCTTACAGGCTTGGAGGCTGGCTTGTTGCCTTGAGGCATCGCGACGGGACGGCCTGAGTTAACAGTACCCCCCGCCGCGTAGGCTTTTTTTGTGGCACCACCTTTTTTGTAAGCGGCAGACATGCTGTTATTCATCATGCCATCATCCATCATCCCGCCGCCCATCATGCCATCGCCGGCCATGCCACCACCCATCATGCCTTTGACCTTACCACCACTTTTGTAGCCGCCGCCGTTTGATTTGGCAACGCCCCCAGTGGCATATCCGCCTTGGCCTTTCACTACACCGCCGGTAGCAAAACCACCTTGGCCGTTAACTACGCCACCAGTGGCCATCTTGCCGCCGTGCTTCAGCTTGAGAGACGTGCCCTTGCCGCCCTTGTGCTCTTGCATGTCGTGCTGCTTGAAGGCTTTTTTGACCATGGCCTTGTCTTGCTCCATGTCAGCCTTGCCGCCTTTTTTCATTGGGGCGGACGGCATAGGAGGCGGCATTGAGGCTTGCATTTGAGCAGCGCCACCGACTGGACCCGCCGGGCCGGCACCGGCCGGCATTCCGCGCATTGCACGCCGGCGCATGGCCAGAGGCGGCTTCATAGGAGCCTTGGCACCCATCATGCCGCCACGAGCAGGCATAGGCGGGGGCATAGCGCCCATTGGCGAGCCCATCATGCCGCCGTCAGCCTTCTTGGCTACCTTGCCACCCTTTTTGAGTTTTAACTCAACTGAGGGCTCTGTGGTCTCCATCTTGACCATTGGTTTAAATTGTCCCATGTCACTCTCCTTTAGGCTTGAGTTACGCCGAGAGCGCCAACGCGAGTAGCGTTAGGGCCAACTGCAATAGCGGGAAGGGCAATTGTCATCACCAGACGTTTAATGCCGTCGGTTGCGCCAGAAGGCACATAAGTACCGCGAACATCGCCAGTGGTGGTCGTTGCTGTAGCCGTAGCCGCCGCAACAAAAGTTCCAGCATCGGCCGCCAAGGTGTTGTTGTATTTCACATTGACAACGTAGCCTGCGTCAAACACGCGAACTGGAATGCCAATGATGTCAGTCGTGCCAACAGTAATTGCTACTACAGTGCCACCAGATACGGTGATGCCGGTAACAATGTAAAAGGCTTTTTTGCCGTTTACGGCTGTTGACGCAGACGCACTGGATGCGATCACTTCGCTCATGGCTTGACCATAATAGTCGTAGCCTGAAACAGTGAAATTACGAGATGTGGGAGAACCCGCACCAGTCGTTACGCTCAATGCGCGGGGGACATCCAACTGAAGAGCCGTTACGCCGTTGTTCAAAACAACAGATTTTACCGACGTTCCAGCGGTTAACGTAAGCGAACCAGCGGCGGCAGGAGTCTGCGTAGCGGCAACGCTGTTTGCAATCAATGCTTGAGGCAGTACGTCCCAAACATAAACGCGGCCAACAGGGCCAACACCCAAATCCATTGGAGATGGATTGTCAAACGCAATATTGCTATGCGCGGTCATCGTAGTGCTGGACGCCGTAGACGATGCGCTTACCGTGTAAGTGCCTGTGCCGCCAGTGCCAGTGCCAAATGCGGTGATATAACTGCCGTCGGTCACACTTGAACCGTCAACAAACATACCAACAACAAGTGGTGCGCCTTGCAATAGAGCAGTTACAGTCAATGTCGTTGTTGCGATTGAGCCAGTAAAAGTTGTGCTGTAAGGGCGAATTCCCGTTCCCATGTAAGTTTGGGCCGGGCCTAAAAATAGGTCATCAGAAAATTGAGGCATTTTGATCTTCTCCTTGAAAAGCTTGATCAGGTTTAACGAAAAAGGGCTGGCTTTTTAGACCAGCCCTTGTCACTTTACACGCCGGGTGTACCGTACATTGCACGCGGGTCGGTAAACCCGGGGATGTAACGCTCGGTAGCCTTGTAGCGCATGGAGTCGGTCTCGAAGTCGCCTTCCATGGTCTTCTCCAGCTTGCGACGCATCATGAGCTTCATGCCCTCTGGAGCGTCAGTCTGGACCCAGAACGCGGTAGCGCTGGTCAAACGACTGATAACAGCAGCGCCCTCATCCAGCAAGCCGATAGACTTGACAGGGTTCAGGTCGTTGTTTGCCGATCCGGACCGCAGCACGCTTTTCAACAGAACTTCGGCTTGGAAGACGTTGCCCGGGGCGACCACCAGTTGGCGGGGCACCAGACGGATCTTCTTGCCGTTGTTGTCAACAGCTTGACGG